GAGGTTCTTCAATAACTTCGGTAACACCACCTAAACGCATACTATTAAAAGTATTATTACTGCCTTCATCATTTGTTCTTGTAAGAGTTACAGTTATAGGAAAAAATGCCCCAGAATCTCCTATTGGAGTTGTATTATATCCAGTAATTTCAGAAAGTCTTATGCCATAATCACGGCTATATGATGCAACACTTTTCCCTTTAATAATTTCTGAATCATCTGCACCGATTACTATAACTTCCGACCCATTACTAGGATTTACCTTAATTTGTATTTTTACTTTAGTTGATCTCCGATCACCAGTTTTACTGTCAATCCTAAAAAATTGATCAAATTTAACTCTTACTCTTAGTACGTCTATATTTACATTAGTTATTGTTACAGAACGAGGAGTTACAGTTCCACCTTTAGGAAAACTAACAAGTTGACCAATCTCACTATCAGTTCTTTCAGTCGTTTGTATTTCGGCTGCTGGTAATACTAAGTTATTAGCCGTACCTTCTTGAAATCTAAATTTAACACTTTCATAATTAAAGTCTGATGTTGATGGATTATTAACATCTGCATCAGCCTGTAAAACTGGCTGTTTATTTAAAAATAAATCTTTTAAAAAAGAATTTTTATATGCCTCTGATGTCTTATCAGTAATATTATTTTTGTGTGCAGTAGCACTAAGCTCTATTTCTCCTTCACTTAAAATATCAACAAGAGTAATAAAATCTATTGATTTTAAAGCTGACGAAGGAAGTTTAGACTCTGATTTTACAGTAGATTTAAAAATAGCGTCAGTTGCACTAACTTGACGAGCCTGATCTGAACGAGCGAAATTTAGATTTGCCATTAACTATTTACCACCTGTGCTGAATCCACATTTGCACTGACAGTATTTGATCCAATCAGAGTTTCTCCATAAACTATATTTATTGGAACACCCTGTTTAGAAATATTCATTGTTCCATCAAAAATAAAACTGGGATCTTGTTCATCTGGTTTTAAAGTAGGAGGACTTGCTGGGGGAAATAGTAAGTTTTCAACACCTTCTAAGAGCATTGAAACTCCAAGGGCATTTAAACTAGTAACTAATGCACTTCCAAGTTGAAGTCCTGCAATAAAACTTAATGAGCCCGTTTTTATCAATGCAAGAGCACCACCAATAATAAAATTAAGTATTTCTCCATGAACTACAGGTATTATCTTTATATCGCTTTCTGTTTGTAAGTCTAATAATTCTTCTGTAATTCTTACCTTACCTGCCATCACGCAATATTCCTGTTCCTTTATATGCTCTGCTACTCCATGAAAATTATGTATTAAAAAACTAAAAGCTTGCCTCGGACTCGCAACATCTATTTCAAACGTAGACTGTCCTATGAATTTTCTAAGACGACCATAAATAGTTAGCTTAATCATCTACTTCTGCTGGATCTAATTTAATAATAGATTCTGTCTTTGGATCTACAAGATAAAAAGGCAAATCATTATACTTACAACTCAGTTTATCAGTATGACTAAATTCAAACAATGAATCAGGATGACTATGAACAATACCTAAAACCTCACCTTGATCTTCACCGTCTGCCCAATCTATAGGGTCTATAACAAAAGATTCTTCTTTATATGCCTTTGATATATTTTTACATTTCCAATATTTATGTTTACCATCTATATCTAAAACAAGACCGCAGCACTCCTCTGGATAACACTCTGTAGCGTGTGAATATGCCTCTGTAGCCCAAGAATATTCTGTCATTAAAAGAAAGTACCAGCAGAAGGAAATAGTTCCCTTGTAACTATTCTTGCAGGTATCTTTTTATTCTGCATATCTAATACACTAACTAATTCAAATTGAACAACTTGCCTATTTTCAACAGCTTTTCTGTCAATAAAATAAATTCTATCCTGTAATCTATCTGTGCTGGGAGTGCCAAAAGGATTATCACCCACAAAATTAGCGTTATCTAATGCTGATGCCAAAGGCATTAATCTTGTAACCTTCGCATTAAGAAGATCATTTCCTGGAGTAACCTTATTAACAATATTTAAAAAATCAGTCATAGTCATAACTGTTGTATCTTTTGTAATACCACCTAAATTACTAAAAGTAAGAGTAGGTCTGGGAATAGTTCCTTTACTTGTATCTTCAAAACCTTCAACTTTTACAGCCACTCGCTGATAGCTGTTGCCATTAAATATTACCTGTCCAAAGTTATTTAAATTAGCACCTGCATGAAATCTAAATACCGTATCTAAATTATCGGGATTACCACTTGGAATATGTAAACCAACAGTAAGTTCAAGTTCAAACAATTCAATAACAGAACTTGGATTTATTTTGTTTAACTCAACAAAAGGTATTGCCATTATGCTTCAAATACTTCTCTGAATATACAAGTCAATCTAACCCTGTTCACATACGGAATTGTTCTTGGAAAAGAATCACACACAAATTTCCTTGAGCTTGATTCATTTGGCAATTGATATACAAAGGATGCACCATCTGTGATTCTTTCATTTAAAAAAGTAATCGCCACATTAGCTTGCGTTTGAGACAATTCAAAGACTAAATTAACAGAAAGTGGATTGTTATTTAATCCCTCGGTCAATCTTTGTTCAAAACCATCACCAAACGAAACTATATTAACAGATGGATTTGGCGTAATTTTAGTATTGTATAAAGGGTTGGGAACACTACTAGGAAAAGTAAACGTCATTAATTTAATAAACCTCCAACTCTTTTTTCATTAATTATTACAGCTTGAACTGCTGCTGCAATTTGTTCACCAAATTCGTTAGCACTTTGTTCATCACCTTCAACAGACGATCCAGAGGCATCTACATTTACGACTACATTTGTAGAACCACCAAGAGCATGATTTGGTGTAACTGTACCAGTAACTCCTGGTGTAAACAATTCTGGACCTCTTTCTCCTACGAGATAAGAACTCCCTCTTCTAGCTGTACCTCCATCTGCTAGTCCAAAGTTTGGACCTGCTATGCCTTTTCCTGTCACTGGATCAAAATAACCACCTTTAGGACCACCCATCATGTTATTACCTAAACCACCAAAGGCATTGCTAAATAATCTAAGAAATCCTTTTGATATTTGTGCAGCAGCCATTTGTGCTGCCATGTCTAGAAAATGATCTGCTATCCGACTAAACATATTTCTAAAAGCATCTTGAACACTCATAGTTCCTTGAATTATTCCTTTAAATGATTCAGAAAATGAAGAGCCAAGTGTTTTAGATAATTCAACTATTTGAAATTGTGAATCATTTAATTTTCTAATTTCTTTATTTACATCTTCTAGTCCTTGAACTATTGAGAAAGAAGTTAATTCACTTGCAATACCTATTTCTCCAAACTTATCTCTAATTTCTGTTAATTTCTCTGATAACTCAGTATTCTCTGTAACGATTTCGTTTGTTATTTCTTTCTCACGTTGTAATACGCTCATTCTTTTTCTATTCGAACCAGGACTTTTTCCTTTTCCTTGACCAAATCCTTCTGTATCTAATTTTTTTTGTTTTTCTAACATTTCATCAAGCATTTGATTTATTGTTGCTTCAACACCTTTTCTTCTTACTGAATTAATAAATCTTAATTCATCATCTAAAGTCAAATCTTTATTAATTTTTCTTATAGCTGCTAATGCAGATTGAACTGTATTAGCTTGTGCAAAAGCGTCAAACTTTGCAAAATCTCCACCAAACTTTTTAGCAATTAATACTGCATCATTTCCAAATCTTTTAAACTCTTGTAAAGCCTTTACTGCTTCTTCTTTCGTAATACCTAAAGCTTTTCCTAATCCTTTAACTTGTGATGCACTGATATTTGAACTTATACCCATTTGTTCCATTTCTTTATTTAGATCTTTAATAGACTTTCTAAAATCAAGAGTTTGTTGTATTTGTTGAGCTATTGCAGTTCCAGCGATTGATAAACCAAAACCAAATCCGCCACCTAAAGCACCTCCTAAAGCACCACCAATACCACCACCAGCAGCACCTATAGCACCCTGACCAAATAACAGAGGAAAACCACCACCAATAAGAGCATTACTTAAAGAACCTTTAATTCTTTGTCCTCTACTAGCAGCAAAACTTCCTCCAGGAGCGAACTGACTTCTTATTAAAGAACCAATACCAGGTCTATTTGCTGTGGCAGCAGCACTAGCAGTAATCTCATCTGCTCTTTGACTAAACGCTCTAAATCCTCCTGCACCAGGATTGACATTACCAAACTGATTTTGTCTTAATAATTTTCTTCGTTCTGCAAATTCTTGTTTTAATGCTTTTTTTCTAAGTAAAATTAATTTTTTTTCTCTTGTTTCTATTTTTTTTACTGCATTTTCTCTTATTTTTTTTACTTCCTCTTCTGCTTTTTTCCTATTAGCAGTTTGTTTTGCTAAAGCCTGTTGTAATCTTCCTTCTATATTTACACTTTGACCAGTTAATTTCATATCTCTCTGATCCATTCTTGCTAATGCTTCTTGTAAGGCTTGTTCTTCACGCAGTATTTGTCTTGCTCTATCAGATGCACCTCCTACACTTTGACCAAATAAACTTTGACCTGGAATTAGGGAAGATGTAATTGGATTAGGGTTTTGACTAAAATCACGAAATCCAGAACCAAACCTAGAAATCCTACTCTGACGTATATTTTCTCTAACTCTATTTCTTAAATCTATTGAAGGTGTAGGTGTATCTAAAGTTTTAAATTTAGAGCTTATTCTTGATCTACGACTTTCTGCAACATTTCTTCTGACACGATTACTACTTGAAGATTGAGCAACACCAAATCTTCTAGTTTCAATTTGTTTTAAAATACGAGCCTCTTCAGCTAATTCTTTATTTAATGCTTTTTGTGTCCTTAAAAATACTTCTGCTGCATTGTTAAATGATGTCGTACCAACTGCTGCGTTTTTTAATGCTGTTCTTGCTTTATTAACAGACTCAGTAAGATTATTTATGGTTTTTGGAAATTTATTTGCATTAGTTTCAAGTGCTTTATTAAAACCACTTACTTCCTGAGTTACAGCATTTATATCTTTTCTAAGTTTTAATAATTCTTTTGCACCTTTTAAAGCAACAGCAATATCTACATTATAATTAGCCACTTGCTATCAGAATTAAAACATTTCTTCTATCTTACCTTCTTTTACCTCTTAAAGCATTACTTCGTTGTGCTTGTTCTCGTTGTTTTTCATATTCTTCATTCTCTAACTCAGCAAAAGCAGCCCAACTTATCATTTCCTCAATAGTCAAAGTATTACATAGTTCAGCTACAGTTTTATGTAACATCTTTGCTAGTGAAAACAAAAACTTCCAATCGTTATTAGCTTTTTAAATCGGCTTTAGCCTCTTCAACCCCCTTGTCAGCACCAGCATTAACCATTGCCAACTGTATCTGTTCAAGAACAGATGCTTCAACCTCTCTTCTTAATGAAGCCTTATCTCCATCTTGAAATAACCTTGAACCATCTTTGTCTAATGATTTTTGTATCATCATCTGCAACGCATAGTCATTAACATCA